GAATCGCTATCTTCTTCATCATCGCTTTCACCAATTCGTAGGATTTTGTCATAGTATGATTTACGTTTTTTGTAATCAGGTATGAAAGTCAGGGGGTCGCGCTTCATAAGAAGGGTAGCCGCTCGACCCACAACGAGCTTGCCATTGACTGATATTGGGCAGGGTGTTGCACTAGCAAACATCGCCTTCCAAGTCTCCAGAGATTGACACAGCCTAGCCACAGATGCAATAGACATGCCCTGCTCTTTCAAGGCTTTTGCGTCTCTGCGCCTGTTGCACTCTGCATCCTGCTTATAACCGCCCATAGACAAGCCAAGCACATTGACCTGCACACCCATTCCACGCCCTATCAGGCAGCTTTCAGAGCCACCAGACGGTGCGCTAGGCGACACAGCGGTAGGCGGTGGCGTGACGTTAGATGCCGCACCAGCGCCATTGTAATTGTTTGTGGTAGAGGTTGACGGGTTGTTACTGCTGACAGTGCTATTTAGGTTGCTAGTGTTCAGGTCGCCAGTCTGCTCATTCTGCGCCAACACAGGCGTGGCAGCCAGCAAAAGCGCAGCAACAATCAAGCGCATGACGCATCCTAACTCATCTTCAAGAGAATAGTAATAACTGTGCCAAAGATTGCAGACATCATAGTGCCACCAAGAACCGACAGCCAAGTAATGCGCCAATGAAGGTTTTTCAACTGGGCATCGACCAGTTTACGGAACATAGCACACTCTCTTTCGTGTGCCTCAAGCTGCGCCTGCGTGGACATTTTATTTATCCTTGCGAAGATTTAGAGCCAACTTCTGAATGAAGTCATCAATCTTGGCGAGAATCTCATTGTCGCGCATAGACGGAGTTACATTAGCAATCACCGATGCGGCTGCTACGATAGCTGTAATCCAAGTGATAAGAGTTTCCATAACATGTCTCCTTATAAGACTTTTAGTATATTAACACTGGCTGTGGGTGATTTCCAGAGATTATCGCCAACGAGGACCAGAAAACCAAGCGACCAGTGACTTGCGTGTGCCTCGCGTGACGGGTGATACGGAGTGCTGCAAAAACGACGGAAAGCATAAAACTGAGCCTTTTTGCCATTCGATGCCATCGTTTGTCACTTCGTGAAACCGCAACTCCCCGCCGTCAAATTCTGATGGGTCTGACAGCAATATGCTGATGCTTATCTTTCGGTCATGCGGTTCAGGGTTTTCCCAATTTATATCGTGATGACATCCGTAAAACCCCTCATCTTCGCTGTTATATTGTGTAAACTGAATTTCACACTTGTTCGACACTTGCACATTGAGTTGTTCGTTTGAGGATAAAACATAATTGCACAAAAGGTTATGTATGTCCTCCTGCCCAGTTAGCCATTTCACATTGCTTCGGCGTGTGCTTGACAGGCTCTCCTTGTCATTTTGACTGAATGTTGTGGCTCTTGCCCATTTAACTTTGTCGGCCTGCTCCTGCACCAAGTCTATAAATTCTTGACTCACCCCTTTTTGCCAAAACTGCCAAGCCTGACGCATCATTCAACAGTCACATTTGGGATTGGCTGAACCGCTTTCAGTTCATCTGGCGTTGTGGCGGCTTCAATATCAGGGTGATTAGGCGCATCACGCAACACTTGTTTTTGGGCAACAATTTCTGTCGTGCTGGTAGATGTCTCAAGAGCCTTCATGAATTGAGTATCAAGTTTCTCAAACTCCGCCACACGCGCTTCACGAATTTTCTCTCTCCAAATATCCCGCGCCGCTGGCATATTGACGGTGATTGCAGTTTCGGACGTTACTTCCCACGCTTCTCGTAGGGCTTTATCGGCAGGCACGGTGTAGTCGTCTAGGGCATACTCTGTTCCGCCTAGCTTCACAAAATTAGACATTATTCATCTCCCATGCGTCACGAAACGTTCTATCTGTGGGTATATCACTGTGCTTAATTATCTTAAACATTGGTCTGTTGTGGTTTTCGCCCCAGCACTTTCTCGGTAAATCCTTAAGGCAAAGATACTCAATCGCCTCTTCTTCGGTCAATGGCCCTGTTCTCTTGCCACTAAATTGAGCCTCCACCTTTTCAGGAGTGTGCTTGAAGTCGTCCATATGTATGCCATTCTCCACGGCATAAACTTCTTCATCTTTAAGTTCCATCATTATGCTTATGATTGGCAAATTACCAGCCATTGCCTCTTTCATCCAATTAGGCGCGGGCGTGACGATTTTCACAGGTTCATTTGGCTCGTCAGGGTCATCATATATTATTCGATAATCAGTCATTTATTTACCTAAACACCGACAGGCTCATGTATTCGACGTTTGTCTTACTGCTGCTACCCGTTGACGTTCTAATTCTTACATATGAAGAACTAAAATTGCCGCCATCAAACGGGTTTGTCATTCGACCTGCATCATTGCTTGAATCACCGCCGCCCACAGAACAAGTGTAAGTGCTGGTAATGCTGACAGAGAAGTTTATGTTGTGGCGACCAGTGCCAATATCCGTAAGGGAACTGATGTCCTTATCAAATGCAATGGTGTTGTTAGAGCCGTTATATCGCCCGTAGGCCATTGCAATCCCAGAACCTGTGATTCGACTATTGTTTACCTCGAGGCGTTCAGTCCCACCCGTGACAACCCTAAATTGGTCTGAGGCGTGAAATTGGATATATGTGTTCGTATCGCCGTGATGAAAAATCTGGTCAACCCCGTTAATGTCGTAGTTGTTCATATCCAACGTGCCAGTCATCTCGACATTGCCAGACAACTCACCAGCAGGACCAGTAGGACCTGTCGGACCAGTAGGACCTGTCGGACCAGTAGGGCCAGTAGGCCCAGCAGCACCATCATCCCCGTCTACCCCAGCAGGGCCAGTCGGACCAGTAGAACCAGTCGGACCAGTAGAACCAGTCGGCCCAGTAGGACCAGCAGGACCAGCAGTACCAGCAGGACCAGCAGTACCAGCAGGCCCAGTAGGACCAGTCGGGCCAACAAGAGAAAGATTTGATATTGTTGACTTTTCCCACGCCCCAGAACTCACATCGTAATATGGAACAAGGTCTGTGCTGATAGCGTCAGTCCCAGTAGAAAATGCAGTCAATGCAGCGCCGACATTATTTTCATCAGTTACGTCAGCAGAAGCCTCAACGCCGTCCAGTTTAGACCCATCAGCGGCAACGTCACGCCCGTCAACAGTGCCGCCGACAGTAACATTTCCAGTAATGTTTATAGAACCAGCGGCGGGGCTGGTTAGGGCGACAGTTCCGTCATTAACGTCTGCAAGGTCAGCCATAATCTCACGGAACGCATTGTTCACGTTAGACGGATACATCTGGTTTTCCCCCAGAGGCACATCCTGAACGTCGGTATTATTAGCGGCTGTATTGTCGTATTCAGTGATATTTGATTTGGTCATATCAGCCCTCAATCAGCTTTGGATTACGCCCCTCAACGGCAGCAGCCATAATCTCAGTATTTAGTTCGTTAGCCTTCACCATCTCATTGCGGAAACTCTCAATAGCCGCTCCAGCATGTGATGTCTGCCTACCATTCTCAATCATCAGCACAGGCAGCATAGCCATAGAGCAACCCCACTCAGACATCTCTTCTCCTGTCTGCGGGTGCATCCCACGAATCTCGATAAACCAAGCGCAGTCCATTTGCTTGCAAGGCTCAAAGTTATTGAGTGGGCAGTTATGCTTGACCTCCAACTTCATAACTTAGCTCTTCGTGGCAATGATAAGGTCAACATACTGCACATCAAACTGTGTTGAAGCAGTACCCGTAAATGAGCCAGTTGAGTTGGGGTGTCCGTGTCCTAGCCCACCGCCAGCGGTCTCAGTTCCGATGAAACTTGTTTCGCTTCTATTTGTGTAAGCAATCCTGTTTCTAGTGCTGCTTGTCGCAGTGCCTGCAACCTCAATATCATGCGAGTGTGATGGGATTTGAGTAAGCAGCAGCGTGTGTTCAGCAACCGTAACAGATACGCTGCCAGCAGGAGTGTAGCTATCAAAGGCTGTGCTAAATGCGCTCGTGCCGCCACTGCCTACAGTGCCGCTTACAACGCGCAGAGCTTTGTCGTTGTGCGTAGTGTCTTTTGTCCAACCAGTCGGTGCAGCAGTCTGTTGGAACAACATCTTTGTGCCAGACGGAAAAGCGTCAATAGAGCGACCCGCATCTGGATATACACCTAGCGTGGCGCTGTTAAAGTCGGGAGAGACAAGAGAGACAGTGCCGTCATTGACATCAGCCAAGTCAGCCATAACCTCCCGAATTGCGTTGTTAATGCCAGCAGGACTACAGCCCTCGTCAATGTTTTGACTCTGCACATCTGTGTTAGATGCGGCAGTGTTTGCATAATCTCTAATACTATTCTTAGCCATGATTTATTCCTGCTCTGGTTCAGCGCCGACAAGGTTGTTAAGGATGTATGTTCTTAAACCGTCTTGGGTGGCTTTTGTGTCTTTCTTTAACATTTCTACCGCAAGTTCTGGGTCAAGCATAGACCTAGTTAAAAGCTCCTCAGCGGCCTCTTTGGGCGATACATCTACAAATTGATTTCCAATCATTTTACTGATTGCGAAAATAGCCCTGCCGCGAATGATACCATACACACTAGCCAACAATATTCTTGCACGCTCGGCAAAATTTTCTCCACCAAGAATCCGCGGAACTGACGTTTTTTCTTCCGAGCGAACAATATCACGAAGTCGGCTTTTTACGGCGTTTAGTTTAGCTATCTCGCTAGGTGAATATATCTCTTTAAGGGCTTTTTGAGTTTTAGGCATATCAATTATGTTTAATGCTTTGCCTACAGAAAAACCCCCCTCTAAAGCTGGGTTCTTAATAACGCGAGTAATGTGGTCTCTAACGCCAGAACGAAGAGAATCCATGAACTGCTCGTTGCTCCCGAACCTACCCTTTAATTCCCTAATGGCGTTCTCAGGCGCGTCTCCGCTAAAAATTCTGGAGACGATAACATCTGGGTCTGAGTCGTCCAAAAAGAATCTCAGGTTAGACCTGCGAAGCTCAGGCAAGGACGCTTTTTGAGCGGCCCGCGCTGCCTTAACCTCAGCTTGAAGGCTACCAGCTATTTTAGACTTAGCCTCAAAATTGCGAGTTATATTTTTTATTTCACTGTCAAGCTCTGGGAAGCTCTGCAACACTGGCTTGTATCTGTTATAGAAAGCCCTTGCTGTCGGGCCGTAAACATCGCCCTTCTTGTTAAACATAGACTGCGCCAGTTGGCTTACCATAAATTCACGCACAGCACTTTGAGCAAACTCTGGGTTATCAGCATCCGCAATGATACGAGAAAGCTGTTGAGCGCCTTCTGTTGGGCCAAGCAAAAATGACTTAGCAGTCTGCGTGGGGAACAGCTTGCCAGAACGCATTTTTTTGACAAACTCTCCGCCCAAAGATTCCTTAAACTTGGGTGCATACTCTTCTTTGTAGAACTTGTTTGCGCGAATAGCAGCTTCAGCGGCCTCTGCTGGTATCTCCTTGAAATGTGTATGAGGAGTGACAATCGCTTTTGCACCCCTTTGGACTTTTGCAGAGCCTTGCTGAGCGAGAAGCTCGGTATATCTGTCAATCCCGTCACGAAGAAGAGAAAGATTTTTGATTGCTGGAGCGGCATTATCCGCATACGCTTTTGATATGGCAGAGTTTATGGTTGAGCGGAAAGAAATTAACTCAGAGTAAGATTGAGCCTTGCCCTTGCTAACCTGAGCGCCCAAAGCGGCGTCAATAGAGTCAAAAACTTCCTTGCCGTACCTTACGGTTTCATTAACTTCAGCCCTTTTAAGCTCAGAGGTAGGCTTGCGAATATCATCAGCTATTTTACTCAGGGGGCGAATATCAACAAACAAAGACTTATCTGGGTCAATAGCCTTATATAGCCTACTAGATTCCTCTTTGAGCCTTATGTTTTCATCTGACAATGCTTTGGTTAGGTTTTCAGAAGCAGCTTCTTTAACCTCTCGCGAGCTGGACGCAGCGATGGATGCAAGCTCACCAGCCAAATCTTCCTCAGCGGAAGTCAACTTGGTCTCAAATTCGGTAACAGCTTCTTTTGATGCGGATGTGGCTGACTCTACAAAGTCATCAACGGTTGTCTTAAAGAGATACGGGTCTTCAATGCCCTCAGCAAATGACCTAGCTTCATCCGAGAGAGCCTTAAGGTTTTGCTCCTTTCTCCGAACAAGAGATGGTGCTTTGGATACATTTTGTTGAATCCCGCGCAAGCCAGTGTCTTCGGTAAGCTCTGCCGCTGTAGGTGAGTAACCCGCAGGTGGCGTAATCTCAAGACTCTTTTTAATGGAAGCTATTGCGGCTGGCACATCCTCTGCGTACTTCTGCAAGTGTTCCGCAACTTCCGTCTCTGGTCCACGCACAAGACGCTTTGCCCCTCTGGGTACTGCGAGAGCTAGGTCAACAATCGGGCCAAGCGCAAGGGTCTCCGCGCCAGTTTTAACACGCCGAGTCAGGGCGGGGTCTTCTGATTCAATTTTAGTTGGGCCGTAGCCGACTAAGCTGCCGATACTCTCCGCCTCTTCTGGCACAGTAGCGAGAACATCACCAGCAGCAGCACCGAGTATCCCAGCGGGATACGCAGCCCTGCTACCCAAGCCCAAAAGGGGAGCGGCAGCGCGAAAGGCTTTATAGCCAACGGTAGCTGGAACAGCATACTGAGCTATAGTGCCAGCCAAATCAGTTCCAGCCATTCCTCCAGTAAATTCGGGTATGGCTTGACGCACAGCCTCTCCACGAGCCGCTTGCTGTCTTGCCGCTTCTGGGTCTTCGGTAAAGTAAGATGCAATGTCAAACGGAGAAGAAGCAACACCGCGCGCAAGTTTAGAGCCGCCTTTAAGAAGGGACTGACCAACAAATGATGCGGCAGTTTCAAGCGGCTCTGGCAGCATAGATTCTGGACGCTGAAACGCCTCATCAAAAGAGATGGTTCTCTGTTGGCTGGGGCGAGCATCAGGAACACTGCCGTCCAAGATAGCCTGTATCTCTTCCGTTGTAGCATTTTTAGGAACTGACAAAACCCTATCGCCAACGCGAATTCTTTTCATTTCAGCCATTACTGTACCCTTACGAGGTTGCCATTAGCATCTTCTTCATAAACCTCGTCCACAGGGCCACCGTTGCCTGTTGGAGATGGTTGAGGTCTGTAAATTTGAAGCTCAGGAACTTTAAACTCGGTACCAGACTGACCAGACAAGATTCCCGCGCGCTCCCTAACTTCGGTATAAATCGTATCCATATAATCCCGTAGAACGGCAGCTTTTTCTTCAGGCGACTGATTTGAGCCAATAATTCGAGAAAAAATTGCAATATCTCTGTCCGACAGACCCCTGCCTTCTTGTCCCCGAATTGCAGCGGCTTGATAAGCCAAATCCAAAATCTGAGATTTCATTTTTGCGCTGTCGATTGAGTACTGAGAAAAAACATTTTCTACGTTACTCAGGTTTTCTTTAGGCACACCAAGCGCTTCACCAAACGCTTCTACGTTTTGATAAATCTTCGAGCCAACGCCAGATAAAGTGCCAACAATAGTCGCGGCGGATTTGTTCTCCTCAAGCCCCCGAAGCAACTTATTCCCAGAGTTAAAGAATGTTTGAGCATTGCTTGAAAGTTCTTCAAACTTCTTTACAGCCTTGACATTTTTGGGGGCAATATCACCAATCTTGGTTGCAGCGAGGCTAGTGCCAAAAACGCGAGAGCCTCGCGGCGCTTCAGAGCCGTCAGGCAAAAGAAGATTCCCAGACTCGGTAGATGTTCCGTATGTCACACTTCCGTCTGGCAACATAATGTTTACGACATTCCCCTTTGCTCGCGTACCCAAGAGAGACATCTGTTCTTTTTCCATTTGAGCCTGCAAAAGCCCCTGACGCATACGTTCAGTTTCTGGCTTCAAAAGAGATTCTTCTTCAGCGGCGCGAAGAGTTGGCAACTGAGCGGCAATGGCAACAGGGTCAATGGGGCGTAATTTATCTAAGTCTTGAGCCGTCACCAAAGATGGCATACTAGCCCTTTGCATGGCAGTAAATCGAGCCATGTCGGCAATATTCCTAGCGGCTTGAGGTACTACAGGTGCTACAGCTTCACCAACACGACCAGCAAACCTTTGAACTCCACCAAGAAGCCCAGAGCCGACTCCTTGATTAGAGGGGAGTAAACCCTGTGGGGCAGCACTTTGCTCCATCGGATTCATCCGAGCCTGAAGATTCTCAAGGGAAGGCAGATTCAAGTTCCGCAACATTCTAGGGTCAATAGCCATTTTAATTTTCACCAAAATATAAATCACTAAAATCTGGCGCAGGTACTGAGAACGCAGAAGACCCGCCTAAATCAATGCCTGTATTATATGACGCTGGAGGTGCTGGCCTGTTCATATAATTGCCAAATGCCTTACCAAGCTGAGGGGCTGATGCCATCAAAGCACCGCCAGCCAAGCTGCCTGATGAAGGAGCATATAGTGGTTGAGTTACATTACTGCCGACAGTAGAGCCTCGGACAATATCAGAAAGCCTTTGCGTTGCAGTGACGGGAGCTTGTCGAAGCGCATACTCCTCTCCGCTCAATAGACCGCCGAGGCCAAGACCGCGCTGAATATTTTCAAAGGGCATAGCCCCAACAGCAGAAGCACCTGTGAGGCCCGCGCCAACATCAACTGTGCGTTGACCAGCAAGACCACCAAGACCAGAAGCCCTAGACAGGTCTGCCGATATATCCTGTTGCCTAGCCTGCAAGGCCAGAGGAGACATAGCCCCAAAACTCGCATCAGCTAATGCGTCGGCAAATGCCCTGCTGCCCAAGCGACCACCAGCAGCAAACTGAGATGTGACGGGACGCATCGCCCGCTCAACCGCACGTTGACTTGCTGCCAGAAACTCTGGGGATTCCATTGTTGAGCCAGTTGTGCCTCGATACATTTGGGCCGCCTCATCGAGAAGACCACCGCCCCCAAGAAGCCCAGATACGGCACGTTCACCAGCAGCCTGAAACGGGTCAGCAGCAGCGGCACGAGCCATGCCCTTGTCTACAAGCGCGCGCTCATAAGGAGATAAGGTTTGGATGTCCTCAAGAAGACCTCTCTGCCTAATATCTTGAATTTGATTTGCAAGCGCACCATACTCACTAGCAATGTAGTCTGGTGGAGTAGTTTTTTGGACAGATGTCCCAACCTGACTAGCTCCGCCTGAAGCGTTAGCGCCTATTGCTGACGAGGCAACCATTCCTGCCGCTGTCCATGCTCCGCTCATTTTATATTCCTTACCTGCTCAATAAACTTTTCTATAGAGGAACAATCTTTTGGAACTACGTTTACGTCCTCGAATGTTTTTGCAAAAATCTCTTCTTCAGCATCAACAATATTTGTGGCCTCTGACGGGTGGACTGTAATAAAATAACAGTCTTCGTGAACAATAACCGCCCTCATAGTCCCGACCTCCGTTATGGAGAAAAAGGGCGCTTGCACTCTTTTTATAGCACCACTTTCCACTATTGTCACATCCCCTTCAAGTAAAATTAACGGGTAATTTGTATTGTGGATTTTGCTGACAATGGTGTGGTTTGCTGGCGCTCTAAACTCTCTTATGTACTGCTTCTCTGTAAAGCTATGCTCAACGGGCATAGTAACTGGAAGCATGTTCGGCCCTAAACTTTTTTCGTGAGAGCCTATCTCATCCTTAAACTCTAGTATCTTCTCTTGCCAACTTTCCCTAGCCCTCTTCTGCTCAAGGAAAAGCCATATGTCATCAAACTCAAACGGAAAATCTTTGTCAGAGGAAGATAAAAAATCCTCAAACCCAATTCTTGCGTAATCCTTCTGGCTTAATTCTGCCATAATCTTCCCCCTACCCTATAATAACGTAACCAAAATCATGGTTCTGTCCGTTGTTTCCAGAGCCAACAACAAAGCTACCATTGCTGCGGCTCTTAATCCACGGATGATTGTGGCTTCCGTCACCGCCAAGAGCAACTAATAATATTATGCTATTTACACTGGCCCTTCGGTCATTCACTGTCAGTTCTGTAGTTCCAGATGTTAATGTAAACTCACCCGTAGAGTTAATCTTACCCTCCATAATGTTGTTCACCACTTCAGAAATCTGACGCGGTGAACCACCCTCTTTAGGAAGATTGCGGAACTGATTAGCCATTAGCGGCGGCCTCTAATTTGACCGTCAACATCAACACCCTGCACATTTGTCCAGTTTCCGCTTAAGTTTAAACGTACACGATGAAAGCGACCAGATGAGCGCACTGGACAGAAGTTATCATTGTTCAGCGTCGAAGCCGCACCAAAGCTAACCTCAGAATTGTTAGAGTCACGAGAAGCAACCTGTGCAGTAATTGTAGCAGTTGTGCCGCTACTATTTTCAACATACGGAATAATATTATTGACAAGGGAGCTACGACCCGCCTGCAAATCAAACTCGCCAGTCTCCACAATAGCATCAAGATTTTCACCAGTGAATGTCTGAATCTTTTTATCCTTTGCACCAGCAAAGAAAAACTCTCCGCCCTTGTAAACCGCTGAGTCAAGTGAGCTAGGGAGAGTGTCCAGATTGCTAGAAATAGTAGCAAGACCTTCAAGAGTATAACCAGCAGTGAATAAGGAAGCCATAGCATCCAAGCCAATGTTAGCAGTACTCCAGCTATCCGTTGCATAGTTATAAATAATCAACTCATCAGGTGAGCCATCCCCAGAGTCAACACTAGGATAAGACCAGACAACAATCTGACGAGAGGGGTCAACAACGGCGCTCATTCGAGCAGAGTTATTTGACTGAAACCTCTTCAAAAAATATCTGTTTATCTTTTCCGCGCCAATAGGTTTGGAAGACTGACCATCAAATACATAAAAGCCATCATCAGAAAGATAAAATACATTGCGACCAACAGAGGCAACTGAACCAGAAATCTTACAACCGCGCTGTAGTTGAACCTTGTCAAATTCAAACACAAGCGGAGAGCCAACATATTGCGCTCGTACAATACCCTTCTCCATTAAAATAGTTGCATATTCTCCTCCGACAAGTCCAGTCACCGCACCCATGTCTGAAATGTCTTGAAAGTCAGCCTGTGTGTTTGCGCTTACAGCCCAGCTATCATAATCACCAATGCCAGACCAGCGAACACGATAAGGCTTTTCTCCATCAGTGCTATCGTTAGTGTAACCACACATTACAAAGTCACGCACAACCGCAATAAATTTTGCTTTCGGCGGAGTCCCAGCCAAGTCAGCAAAACGACCACCACCAGCGGCGGTTATTGTTTGTATTGGGTCGCTGTAGTTGGTTGCAATTACGGCTTCCCCGAACTGAACAAAGCGCCAAGAGTAACCATCACCAGTTGTGTAAGATGCGTCAGATGTTTTAGAAATATCATTTAAGCTGGAGTCCGTAGCGTCAAATTTATAAAGAGAGTTTTCGTCTCCGACATAAATTGCAGATGATGCAGAGTCATCTTTAGCTGCAAACATACCTCGAATAAATTTGTTTGCTGCACCAGAAATGGGCAAAACATCCGCAAGGCTAGTGTAGCCATTAGCTGCTGGAACTACGTTTGTTGCAACAGTTGCGCCAGCATTTTGATAAGGTGGCTGGTCAGGTAAAAATTGTCCTAGCTTAATCATTGTTCAAACCAACTTTCGTTTCCAGCAGATATAGTTGTCCAAGTTTCAGAGCCAGCAGAAACAGGTGCCCAACTTTCTCCTTCAGCAGACACCTCTGTCCATGTTTCGTTCTGTTCTGCTACCTCAGACCATACCTCACCTTCGTCTGCAATAACACCCCACAATTCGCCTAGTTTTTCTACGTCTAAATCTATTGTAACCGAGGTTTGCGGAGCGGATGTTGCAAAAACCTCAAAGTTTGCAGTGGCATCTGGAATGGTGGCAAACGCCTCAACACTGGATTCTCCGAATTGAATCCTAATAGCCTCAGAAAAAATAGAACATGATGAACTTACAAGGCTTTCACCAAACTGAATTCTAATGCCAGAAGATGTAATTGTTGAGGATGCAGATAAGGAGGCAGAACCCAATTTAACTGTAAAGGCTTCGGCAGATACAGAAACACTTGCAGAGGGAGTGGATGTGCCAATTACAACTCTAATAGCTTCCGCTGTTGCTGTGGCGGCTGTTGATGGCTGGGCAGCGCCAATAACGATACGCACACCCTCTGCCGACATTGTAGACGGCCCAGCAAGCGCAGACGCACCAAACTGGATGCGAATACCATCAGCGGCAACAGTGCTGGTAACATTTATGTTACTCGCGCCAAGCTGTATGCGTATGCCTTCAGAGGTTACAGTAGATGCTGTAGATGCTGCGGCTGCGCCATCGAAAATACCAAAGCCATCAGCAGATACAGAGGCAGATGCAGACGGGGTTGACTCACCCTCGCGCAGAGCAAGCGTATTCCAAAACGCAGCATCAAGCGGCTGATTGGGTATTTGCTCTAAATGACCCCAGTTATCAAGCTGCTCAAGTGTTGGCCCTACGATGTCAGCCATAACTAGGCCGCCGTGATGTCAACGCCTGAAGCTGCTACCTTAAAGATGTCACCATCATTGATTGTCTTGGAAGCCGTCAATGCTGCGTGAAACAGCAGGTTGCCAGAGGACGAAGCATCATAAATACCAATATGCGTAATCGTACCCCAGTTACCACCAGATGCAGCAGGAAACTCAACAGCAGCACTGTTGGATGCTGTGCCTGATGAAGATGCAGCAAACGCCATTGACTGACGTGCGTAGCCGTTACCGCTTACTTCAGCGCCAGTGCCAGCATCAGTTGGGTCAGCAGTGTGCAACCCAATATAAACAGCAGACGGAGCAGTCGTGCTAGTCGTGCCTAGAAAATGGTCAAGGAAGGCATCTTCCAGATAATCACTCATTGCGCTCATGTTAGTTCTCCATAGTCAGATTTCATTTGAAGAGCAGACCCAGCTTGTTTGCTTCTCTCTTCTTCGCGCTTAACTTCATCAATAGCCCGTGTAAACAACTGCTCATACACAGTCGTTTTTTGGTCATCCATCAAATATACACTAGCAGCAGCTAAAGCGCCATAGAGATATGCGTCAGGGTGACGTGTTAAAATAATATTAGTTGTGTTGCTATCAGAAAGGTCAGGCACACCCTCCATATAAACAATCTCAGCCGTGTAAGCTGAATCTGGTTCAGGAGCAAATTTAATCTCGCTACCTATAATGGTATAGGCACGAGGCTTGCCCTGTGAATTGCTTGCGTATAGCTCGTCCAGTTTTGCTGGCGTGTAATACTCAAGAACCTCCTTTGGCGATGTGTTTAGCTTTACAAGGCGAATAGAGCGTAAATCAGTTGGCAAGGATACATATGCGTCACCGCCCGTAAGGGTTGCTGTGGCGCGTTTCTCTTGACTACGAGCGTTCATCTCACGAGACATACGAGACTCGGCAAGAGAGATAAAATCAGGTATCTGCGCGGTCAAATCATCACGAGCCAAGAAGTTGGCGATAGATGTCTTTAGCTCGGAGTAATTTGTGATTGCCATTATACTGTACCGCCACTGGTTCTAAAAAACCGATTATCGTATTCATTAAGCCACTTCTTCCAACCAGTAGGATTATCTTTCGGCTGTCCTAGCTCTTGGATTAGCTGATGATACAACGCTGTGGGTATTTCCGCAACCTTCTGTTGATGACGCTGCGTATCTCCAATCAACGAGTTTGAGCGATACTCATTACGCTCTGCTGCGTTGCGAGAAAGCAAAGAGCTAACATCCTGACTGCTTTCAAAAATAATCTTTCCACTTTCGTCAAAATGCGCCCACGTTTCTTTCCCCGTGACCGCATCTTTTTGTACAAGTTTTTTCTTCATCTTTCTCCCCTAAAGTGAACGGGGGTAGCCGAAGCTACCCCCTCAACACTTACGACAGGTCGTAAACAGCGCCGTGCGCTTTTGGTGCTGAAACTTTGAGAGTCCATTCCGTAAGGATTTGGAACTTCTCAGAGTCACCCGTTTTCGCCATTTCTTGTACGGCGAAGTTACGGTTTGGCAATGTGCAGATAGAGGCGTAGTCACTGTCAAGCAGGTACACGCGGTCATCTGAAGCAAAGCGGTCAATTACCACGTCGAGCTGACCGAAGTCGGACAGATACAGCGAAACCGACCCAACGATAGCTGCTTCACGAGGAGCAGTATAGTTGATTTGGTTGGTTGCAACTGAACCGCTGTTCAAGTCGCTGAAAGCGGCTTTCTTAGCAGGAGAAACAACCAGCATGTTCGGCTGACCACCATCGGTGTAAGCAGCTTGCATTGCGGTGTCGATTTGAGCCAGAGTCATGGCGCGGTTCGTACCTGACATATCAGGAACATCCGTGCCGTCACCAGTAGCAGCAGAAGTGCCAGAGGCATCATCTACATTGGTAATCCAGCTTGACAAAGTACCAGCTTTACGCGGGTCAGAACCACTACGGGCTGTATCCGAGTGCAGATACTTCTCGATGTCACGACGAAGCTCAAGGCCTTTCAAAACTTTTTGATAGGCGG